TCTCTCTCCCTTTGAATACACGTTCAACCAAAGGACCCATATTAAGGTATATAGAATCAGTATCTGAGGCAATAACGTAATCAACATCATTTGTCTTGAGAATTTTATTGAGATATGAGTTCATCTTTCCTTCAATCCAGCGAATACTGACTTGTCCAGAAAGAGTAATTGCCTCTGCGTTTGCTAATTTATAATAGCGGAAATACTGATTACCGATGGCACCATAAGCAGAGTTAAGAGAAATCTTCTTTGCCATTTGGATATTGTTACATCTTGCAATTTCCTTTTCCAAATCTTTCGTCGGTGTCTTTTCATATGCTTTCTTAGCTTCGATCATTTTCTTTTTAAAGATTACACGATCTCCATACATTTTCTCCATGAGTTCTGGAAGGAACCCACGAACATCTTTGCGAAACATTGCACCATTGGCACAAACAGCATAATCTTTATACATCTCAAAATTAATCTCTTGATTTAAGACCCTCTCAACATTCGCAGTTGGATGTCTTTCTTCCAGAAGAGTTTCTGGGGAGATGTTGTATTGCATGATGAGATGAGGGTAAAGGCTATTAAGGTCAAAGTTAACCACCCAATCATATACCCCAGGATTCGGTTCCTTAACATATGCTCCCGCATACTTAGTATCCTTTGCTGTACGTTCTTTTGGAGGAATCACAATATCCCTCTTCTTTAGATAGTTATAAATGATGTTATCCCACATGCGAACTTGGTAAAAAACGTCACCAAAGTTAACCTTAGCGTCAAAAGCCATGGTCAATGCGAGTTCAATCAGTTTCATCTTGTCTTCCAAACGGTCAACAAGTTCTACGTCAACAACGTTGTACTCTACAAACTTTTGCCAACCCTTAGAATAAAAATCCTTGAAGGTATCAAACTCAGAGTGATCCAGTTTTTTCTGGCCAAGTTCTACTTCAGCAATGTGATCAAGACGATAAGATTCCTGTGCTTTATAAGTAAATTTCTTATAAAGATCAAGATAATCGAGTTGAGTAATACCACCGACATCAAAATAAACTTGCTTTCTACCGCTTACATAAATTTCATTCTCCGTGTTTAATCCCCATGGAGAAAGACGCTTCATTTGTTTTTCGCCAAGAACACGGTTCAATCGACGGCAGATATAAGGAACGTCATACAGTTGAACGTTCCATCCAGTAATTACATCTGGTGGATTTTTATCCCACCATTCAATAAACTTTTGAAGCAAACCATATTCACTATCACAAAGAATATATGTGACATTACTCTGTTTATTTGTAAAGGGTTTGACACCCCAGGTAATAATATTTTTAGTATTATAGTCCTGAATAGAAATAAGCAGAATTTCTTCAGAAGCAGATTCTACATCGGGAAATCCATTCTCTGATGCAACCTCAATATCCAAAGTATAAAGTCTGATCTTGGAAATATCAAACTTAATTTCATCTTCTGGATACTTTTCTGAGATATACTGGGACACGTATCTGTCGTTACCAAAGATACGAAACCCGTCTACACCTTCATATTTTTTATAAAACTCTCTACAATCTCGCACAAAACCTGGTTGAATTGGTTCAACGCTTTCGCCTTCCAGAGTTTTATACTTCGATTCTTTTTTTGTAGGAACAAAGAGAGTAGGAGTATACTCTTCTTTAAACATTACATGATCACCATTTTCATAAGCCCGAACAAGGAACTGATTGCCGATTAATTGTACGTTAGTATAAAATCTCATTTAGTCAGTTGTTCGTACTTTTCAACAGTGGTGGGTTTGGGATCAGTAATTGTCAGAATTTTATCCGAATGAATCATAAAAACATTTTGATTGGTATGATTTACCAACCATGGTTCCAAGTTATCTCCATTCGCAACGAATGGATTCGTCAATTTACAATCAGGTTCTCCCATTTCGGAACCGACTTCTTCAATTTTTGAAACGAGAACTTGACCCGTCAAAAGAACTAAAAGTTTAATCATAGTATTTCTCCATTACATCTATTCTACCAATAAAAAAGAGGGGAGTCAACTGGATTGTGCCAGTTTCCCCTCTGCGCCGACGATATTCAATTTTATTTATAGATAATCTTTGCGAGCGTGATGATCTGGAACAATCTTTCTTAATTCAACTCGAAGAAGTCCATCTTCGAAGGTGACTTCTTTGACTTCTGTATCATCTGCAATCGTCCACGCTCTCTGGAAAGATCTCTGAGCCACTCCTCTATGGATGTAGTTGGAATCAGATTCTTTATCCTCCTTTTGTCCTTCGACAAAAAGTTTTCCATACTCGGTGAACACACGGATTTCTTCCTTTTTAAATCCTGCAAGTGCGAGTTCTAAACGAGACTCAGTATTACTTAGTTGAACAAGATTGTAGGGAGGGTAATTTGATGTAGTTTCATGAACTTTAAACAGTCTATCAAAATATTCATCCATTCCAATACTATTGCGAGTAATTCTATCCAACAGGGTAGGAAGATCCGCAGTAGTATACCTTGTGAGATTAGTCATTATGGTAGCTCCTTTAAAAGCGAGTTTGTGTTTTGTGGACCCTTGCGGCATCCATTATTAATTATATAAGATACGAAAAAAAGAGGAATGGTAAGAACCGATCCTCTTTTTAGGGTGTTCCGACTTTCGTAGAGACCGCACGAAAGGTCTCAGTTCTATTTATTCAGCATCAGTAGGTTTTGCTTTTTTACCAATATTATACTTCTGCTCAAGAATCCATTCATTTTTATCTCTATGAGCAATAACTTTGATTTGATTCAGAGGTGCAATGTCCTGAACCAGATCTTCATTAACAATCGTGACCAATCCCCAGTCAGCAAGTAAACGAACAATACGATTGCGGCGTTGAACATCATTAACGGTCAGGTTTGCATACTTGCCATCAAGAGCAAATAGTTCCTTAAAGTGTACAATATAATACTTACCTTGTTTATGTAAGATATGACAACTCTGATAGAGTTTTCTTTCTTTCCTCGATGCAACTCCGATACGAGTCAAAGTTTCACGTACTTTTAAAAAGTCGTCAGGTTCATTCAAAAGGACTTCTACCATCATATTAGGAGTCCAATTTACCTGAGGTTCAATTGTTTGGTTTGCCATTGTTTCCACCGGTTTCAAGTTTTTGTTTAATGAAGTCGATTTGTTCTTTAGATAAAATCTTTAGAGCCTGAAATGCTTTTTCATTACTATATCCATAGTATGATTTAATACATTCTAAATCTTTGATATTATCTTTTCGGAGCCAAGGAGAGAATCTCTTTTTTTTCCTTAGACTATTTAGATAAAACGAATATTGCATATCTTTACCAAGATGATGATTCATATTCATCTCGTTTGCAAACATCACACAATCAATGTGTCCAGATAGACAACGATTGATAATATAAGGTGGATAAGACTTTATATCCTCAGATAAGTCTTCTTTTGTATGATTGATTGAATTAAGCCAGTCTTTGAGTTCCATTATCTAATAATTTGAATTTCATCATCATCAGTCCAGAGTTCGACCTTAGTTCTGAATCTATTTTCTTCTTTTAATTTTTCATATCTCTTTGCTGCCTTCTTCTTCCACCAAGAGATAATATTTTCAAGATAAAACTTATCCCAATTAGGACCACGAAGAAGTTCTTTCTGCTCACCAAGAATTACTTCACGAACATTTGCATAACCATAATCTGAGATATAAAATCGTTTCTTTTGGGTTAGAGCAAATGCTGCATCAATCACAGAATTAAACTCCTCAAGTTTTTGTTTATCTTGAAGAGAGTTCTTAATAATTGAAATCATCTTTGTCTGACGTTTCATTTTCTTAGATGAAGCCTTATTGTCAGTCAAAGGAGTGTTGTTATTCAGAAGAGTAAAGCGATCATGCAACTTGTGAAATATCTCATCATGAAGAAGAGGAAGAAACTTACTTTCAGTGAGACCTTTGTATCGCATAAAAGGTTTTAAACCATCATACTGAGATGCATCAGTTGTAGATCCATACAACGATGTTGTTTCAAACAGTGCAATATCTTTTTCAAATACCTCATTTAAGGATTCTCTTGCAAAGTGAGAACAACAAAGAAGCGCAAGCAATTTCCCTCCAAGATAGTTATATCCAAATGG